AAGAAAAAGCTGATTCGGCAAACTCTTCCAGCCCAACCAACTGAACCCGAAACACTAGAGGAGACTTCCGATGCCAAAGAGGACTAGATTAAGAGCTTTACTCGTTAAAGACGAAAGTTCATACGGATCTGACCCAACTGCCACAGGGTCTGCTAACGCTATTTTATGCACAGAACTATCTATCGAACCTATACAATCAGACGAGGTATCAAGAGATTTAGTTCGTAGTTATTTGGGGAACTATGATACTTTATTAGCTAACACAAGAGCGCAAGTAACAATAACGGTGGAATTAGCAGGTAGTGGAGCAGCCGGAACGGAACCTCATTATGGACCACTGTTTACCTCATGTGGTATGAGTCAAACGTTCGTGTCGTCAACTTCTGTTACATACGCACCAATCAGTTCTGGTTTTGATTCTTGCACTATTTGTTATAACGCTGATGGCATACAACATAAATTAACAGGATGTCGTGGAACATTCTCGATGAGTTGTGAGGTTGGTTCAATACCAACCATAACTTTCGTTATGACCGGATTGTATAATGCTCCGACTGATACGACAATGCCAACTTGTACTTTCCAAAATCAAGCCGACCCGCTTGTTTTCAAACAAGGAAATACAAGTGCTTTTCAATTCCAAAGTTATGCTGCTGCTTTGCAGTCATTTACTTTTGATATGAATAACGAAATTGTTTATAGAGAACTTGTTGGAGGAACTAAAGAAGTTCAAATTAATAACAGAACTCCAAGCGGAACTGTTCAAATAGAAAATGTTGCACTATCAGCGAAAAACTATTTTACAAACGCAACATCAAACGTAAGTGGTAATAATACTTTCCTTCATGGAACAAGTGCTGGAAATAAAGTTACAGTTTTAATGTCAAAAGCAAATATCACTGCTCCAGCTTATTCATCAGTTGATGATATAGATATGTTAGATCTTGCTTATACAGCAGTTCCGACAAGTGGAAATGATGAAATTTCAATCGCTTACACTTAATTAATATATTTACTTTTAGTGAAGAAGGGTTAGACTATGCGTTACATAGTCTAATTTTTTTTATGGCACTTGTAATTAACAAAATTAAATCCTTTAGATGGAGTGTTGAGTTTGAGTACCCTGATGATGACGAATTTGTGCAGGTAAAATTTAAAGCTATTTTTAAAAGAATGCCACAAAAATACATTACAAAAATGGCAAAATTAGCTACACCAAAAATAGATAAAAATGGAAAAGAAATACCATCAGATTTTGACCCAACTCCAATGGCAAGTGAAATTTTAGTTGGTTGGGAAGATGTAAACCAAGAGGACGATAATGGAGTTGAAGTACCTTTGGAATTTAATAAAGAAAATAAAGAAGCTTTTTTAGAAATTCCTATGATGACATCATTTTTAGTAATGTCATATTATGAGGGTATTACTGGAAATAAATTAAAAAACTACAAGGGGCAGTAGAACATCTAGTTAATGGCGGTGTAGAGGATAAATCTCATGATGATGCTGCTGTTCTAGGTATTAAAAATTTGCCCCAAAAACGAGCGGAAGAAGATTTTGAAGTTTGGGAAGAGCATTGGGAATCTGTAATGTTTTTTATAAAAATGATGACGCAATGGCGAACAACTATGGGAGGTGTGATAGGTTTAGATTATTCTGTTTTACAAATGCTATTTGACTTGTATGATGTAAATAACAGAACTGATATTTTTGAAGATATACAAGTTATGGAAAGAAAAGCAATTACATTGTTAAATAAGGAGAAAAAATAATGGCATTAAATTTAGATACCACTTTTAAACTTAAAGCAAAAGTTGAAGGTGCAAAATCGGTTAATAATTTTAAAAAGCAATTAACAGGGTTAGACAAAAGTTCAAAACTAAGTAAAGCACAACTCGGTAAAATGAATATCGAGATAAATAGAATGGCTAGGGCTGCTGGTAATACAACAAAAGGTATAAGAGAACATATAAGGGCTTTAACATTATTAAGGGATAGAACAAATATAGGAGGCAAAGCATATAAAAGATTAGGTGGTGAGATAACAAAACTTCAACGAAAACTTAAAGGTTTAGATGGACAAGCTGCAAGTACTGGAAATAAATTAGCAAGTATGTTGGCTACTGTTGGAGTTGGTCGAGCTATTGGAGGTATTGTTAGGGGTGCTTCAAATTATCAAGAAGAAGTAAAAAAGACGGCTGCTATTGAGGGTGGCGGTGCAAATTTTGCACAAATTGACGAGAGTATTAGACAAACAGCCCAAGTAGCTGCGGGTACACCTCAAGAAGTTGCAGAATTAGCAACTTCACTAGCAAGGGCTGGTTTTGATGCTGATCAAATTAGTGGTTCATTGAATGGAATTGTTACAGGTGCGGAAGCAACATCTACAAGTTTTGCAGAAATGGGTTCAATAGTTGCAAATAATATTAATGCTTTTGGTCTTGAAATTTCTGATACAGAAGGCTTAGTTGATATTTTGGTTGCATCAGCTAACAGTGCTAACCAAACTGTAACAGATTTAGGTGAGTCTTTAAAATACGCTGCTCCAGTAGCAAAAACTTTTGGACTTACTGTAAATGACACTGCTGCAACCGTATCTTTATTAGCACAAGCTGGTATTAAAGGAAGTGATGCAGGTACTGCATTAAGAAGTGGTTTAACAAGATTACAAATTGCTGCTAGTGGTAGTAAGGGAGAGCTTTTAGGACTTACTAAAGGTAGTAAAATGCTCACAAAAGCTATGACGGCTTTAGGGGCAGATGTTTTAGATACAGAGGGTAATTTAAAACCTATGGATGAGGTTTTACTTTCAATGAAACATAATTTAAAAGAATTTGATTCAGGACAAAAAGCAGAAATATCTAAGGCATTATTCGGTCAAGAACAAGGTTCAAAATTTTTAGCCTTACTTGGAAGGAGTGATAATGAAATAAAAAATATGTTTGAGAGTGTAAGAAATAGTAGAGATGTTGCCGAAAGAACTAGGGAAGCAATGGCTAGTTTTGGACTTACTACAAAAATTTTAGGGGGTAATTTTGAAATTGTAAAAAATCAAATTGGTGCAGCTATGATTACAGTCCTTGATCCACTTGCAGGATTACTTAATGATTTACTTACTGCTGCGTCAAGATTGCCAACTCCATTCAAAGCTATTGGTTCTGCTGCGGCTGCTGCGGGATTAGCAGCTACAGGATTAGCGGTTGCTATCGGTACTTTTAAAGCTCTTGGGGCTGTTGAGTTATTTAAACCAATACTGTTATCACTTAAAGCAATGGCTGCTGGTTTCTTAGGTGCTGCAAAAGCTGCGATTATATTTTTAGCAACTAATCCTTTAGGATGGGCGATAGTTGGGGCAGCAGCAGTTGTTGGTATAGGAGTTGCCTTATATAAATTTAGAGATCAAATTAGAGAGTTTGTTGGAAATTTTTTAGAGTCAAAAAAAGATATTATTGATGGAATTATGGGGATTGGAAAAGGTTTTGTAAAAATGATAAATAATTTTATAATTAATACTTTAAACAAACTCTCAGAAATCCCAATAATAGGAAAAATATTTGGAACATATTTAAAAGGCTACACAAAATTAGGTGAAATAGTTGTTGATGTTTCTGATAAAGCAAGTGAAGCTATAGGTAATGCCAAAGAGGTAATAAAAGACGGTGTAAAAAAAGCTGCTGAAGTGACAGGTGGTGTTGTAGATAATGTAAAAGAAGGTGCGTCAAATATTCTTGGCGGTAAAAAAGATGGAGGAGGAGTTACTGAAGATACTGGTAATAAACAAAATGAAGTTTTATCTGGAATGAAACAAGGATTAGATGACTATAGAAATAAAGTTAAAGATGTTGCGGGAAGTATAAAAACTGCAATGGGTAATGCTTTTCAAGGAATGGAGGATGCTCTTGTAACATTTGTGACTACTGGAAAACTAGCCTTTGGAGATTTAGCAAGATCAATAATAAACGACATGATAAGAATTGTAATCCAACAAGCAATAATGAAACCTTTTACTGGTTGGTTAAAATCATTTTTACCTTTTGCGGATGGTGGTGTTGTATCAGGTGGGGAACAAGTTAAAAAGTATGCCTATGGGGGAATCGTTAATCGTCCAACTGTTTTCCCCATGAAAAATGGAATGGGATTAATGGGTGAAGCTGGAGCGGAAGCTATCATGCCTTTGAAACGTGGCTCTAACGGCAAGCTAGGAGTTCAAGCATCTGGCGGGGGTGTTGGTAATATTGTTGTAAATGTTGATGCGTCAGGGTCAAGTGCTGAGGGTAATGAATCCAAAGGGCAAGAATTAGGTAAAATGATTGGTATAGCGGTTCAATCAGAACTAATAAGACAAAAAAGGCCGGGAGGAATACTCGCTTAAATTATGGCAAATTTTAATACTAGCGTTAATTTAGAACCTAATTATGGGATTCAAATTCAACATGAACCAAAAAATAGAACTTTAAAATACGCTGATGGATATGAGCATAGATTAAATTTTGGAGTACCATCTCACCAAAATCCAAGAAATATTAATTTGCAATTTAATGATATTACTGAAGCACAAAGTGACACTTTAATAACATTTCTTAAAGCAAGAAGTTCCGACAACGCAAGTTTTGACTATACACCTCCTAATGACCCCATTGGTAAATTTGTAGTAGATGGTAATTACACAAAAAGAATAAACTATGCTGGTCTAGCCTCAGTTTCAGTTAATTTTAGAGAGGTATTTGAACCTTGACGGCTGCAACTGTTTGGAGTGCTGGGGCTACTCTTTCTACTAATACTATTGTCGCATCAACAACAGGTGCTAATGGTATGTTTTTTCGTGTAACGCAAGGAGGTACAACAGGAAGTACTGAACCATCATGGTCTTTAAAAGTTGGTGAAACAATTTACGATAACAATGTTAGATACCTTTCTTTTAGTAGTACTTTTGATGAAATATCAAAAATAAATCCATCTTCAATTATTGAATTGTTTGAATTGCAATTATTTTCCGCAATACATGGTTCTAATGATGTTTATAGGTTTCATAATGGTAGTAGT